CCTTTGGGAATTCTGCAAATGGGTTGAATTGTTCGAATTGGGTTCTAACGGTCAATCATTTTGTGAATGGGCTTGGAAGGACGCAAACAAATGCCTTCTAGAAGCGATTGAAGGATCCACTCTTACGGTAGTTAACGACCATAAAGTCATGCAACTGCTTCACGATCTATATGACACAACAGACAACAAAGGAAACGTAAGACAATCAAAAGCCTTTCGTCTGTTCCAACTCTATGACCGTTTGAAGCACAACACTTACAAACAGGTTAAAGAAACTATGTCTAAATCAAGCTTTCATCGAAACATCAACGATTTAATGTCGATTGGTTTTTCAAAAGATCAATTGCAAAACCTCCATATTGATGAGCAAGTGTCACTAGGAACGGTTATCCAATTCGACTTTGATAACCAATCGCCAGAGGATTATCAAGAACCTTCTTTTCAAGGTATTAAGACTGGTGCTGATTTACTTGCTTACCTGAAAGGCGAGGATCCTTCAACATCTGTTGCAGCTACAGAACTGGATCAGATTGAACAAGCACTTGAAAAAGTGGGTATGCCTCCTCTCTATGCACGTGCTCTCCAAGCTGGTCGAGAAGTCCGCCTAAACCAAAACAAATCCGTTTCCTTTGTTCTTTGGAACGATGGAACCTCAAACCTTGTCTTTCACAAACCTAACGATAAGAGCGTTAAGTTAGCACCGCCACAAAATCAACTCGACGCATCAAGTGGAAGAATGAGCTTCCAGCAGTGGTCGAGTAATGCTTAAAGGAGCAATCAATATGATGAACAAAATGAGAATTACTATTTACGCTTCAAACTTCGGTGATTATGAAACAGAAGACGGTCAGAAGGGCATTTTTGCCAATGTTCACACCCTGACTGATTACGCCTCAAATGGTAATAAATGTGGTTGTTCTCTTGGTAAAACTAACGTCGATACCTCTAATGATTTCGCGGTTTCAAAGCAAATTCAAATGGAGTTAGAGGCCAAAAAATCACCCGTTGATTTCATTGTTTCTTTTGGCCTTGGCGTCAGTCAGGGGAAAACCACTATGTTAATTAAATCCGTTGAGATACCTAAATAGTTATGTCTGTTTGCGTCACGGTTGTAAATCAGTATGGAAATTTGAAAGCAACTCAAACACCTGTTGAGCTTTGCGAAGATTACGTTCTGATTTCCTCTGTGGAGTATCAAGAATATAAGGAACCTGTCTTGTTCAACTCAGATTTGTTCCTGTATGTAAGTGGTGTCCTCCTTATCAATATGATAGTTGGTCACTGGTCTGGGCGAGTGGTTCGCCTGATGAGTAAAAGGTAATTATCATGAAAAAACTAGAGCTTGTTGTCTCTAATGTAAAAAATGCGGTAGTGAACAAAAAAACTGCGGTCGGCAGTGCTCTTACGCTTGCTTCCGTTTCTCCGGCCTTCGCTGAAACGCCAGATATTACAGGCGCTATCACTTCCGCTATTAGTGGTGGGCAGAGTAATGTTGCTTTGGTTGTTGCTGGTCTAATTGGTATGGCTGCACTTGGCTTTGGTGTGACTATGGTTGTTGGCTTCTTGCGTCGCTAACGGTTCGCCTCCATGCCTCCTTTATCTGGTAATTTACTTGGAGATGTTCTCGCTATCATTCTAGGTGTTGCCTTTGCGGGGGCATTTCTCCACGGCTTTGTGAGTGGCATCAATACTCACTAATCAGTTAATCAAGGGGGCTTTGGCTCCCTTTTTTATTGGTTTCAGACAATGATTCATTTTCTGCGCTTTTCTATTGCCCTTTTTGTTCTATGTTTCAGTAATTTAACGTTCGCTTTGGAAGCTTATGTCAGTTATAAGCAAATGACGGGCTGCGGCTCTAGGGGCGAATGGGTTGATCCTAATCAGGTGAACGCTTGTTTTATGAAGCATGATTATATTCGTTCATGCACATTTGAGAAGGTAACATATGCAAACGCTCGCTATCCTTATCAGACAGTTTGTGACAATTCGCTTGCTCTTTCTTATTCTGAGGTTCGTTGCCCAACAAACAGTGAATTCGATCCTTCGACATTGAAATGTAAATCTCAATGTGAATACGGCGCAAATCCAGACGGTACGTGTATGGATGCCTGCCAATTCAAACAGTCCATTGGCGATACCGTTAAACTCCATTGGCACCCTGCTGTTTATGGCGAGTTGGTTACTGGCGCTTGTTATGGTGACTACGGCGCGACTCGATGCGAAATGACCAAGAATGAATCCATCATTATTTGCACTGGCGTTCCTGACGGACAGTACACACCAGATTCTCAATGCTCTTTGAACTTTGCCTACACAGGTCGTCAATGCGACGGTGGTACCTTATTTTGGGGAGCCAATGGACCTGATGAACCTATTATTCCTCCTGAAGAACCAGAAGACCCAACCCATGAGCCAGATGATCCAACCGGAGAAATAGAAGATCCAAGTGTTCTCCCTGATGACTCGACGAATACCGTTGACCCTGGTGGTGTAGATGACGAGCCAGAAGTAGAAGAGCCTGAAACAGATGAATCGACAGATACGGCAGTTGTTTCCGCTATCCGTGGTTTAAATGAAGACATCAACAAGGGCATTCATGACCTGAACGTTGATATTAACGAATCCCAAGCGCACATAGCCAATGCGGTGATTGACGTCAAAGGCTCGCTTGTTGATAACACTCAGGCTATCCAAGAGCAGCAAATCAACGACAACAAGATATACGAAAATACTAAGTCGCTTATCCAGCAAGCAAATGGCGACATTACAACTGCGGTAAACAACAACACCAACGCAACGATTGGCGTTCGAAACGATTTACAAGGGCTAGGGGATTCTCTAGGCGACCTAGGCAGTAGTTTAGATTCCATTGAGGGCTTACTGACAGGCTCTGACTTCGGTACACCAACGGGCACACCTATTACTGGTGACATTTTTACGGCTGAGGACTTTTCTCTGCTGCAAACCCTGATTGATGGCAAGGGTGACACCATCCAAGGCTATGTGGATGACATTAAATCTTTGGTCAGTATCGGGACTGACTTTAATAACGGCACCTTGAGTGATAAGTCATTTTCAGTCAAGGGCACGACCGTCGAATCTGGTCTTCAACGCTTCGATTCTGTGTCTGGTTACGTTCGTCCAGTGGTTCTGTTTATCTGCACGTTAATCGCGCTCTGGGTGCTGTTTGGAAATAGGAGTAAATAATATGGAGTACATCTATTCTGCATTAGAGTTCATCGCCAACATCGCTCAAACCTTCCTAGATTTCTTTGATGTGGCAATAGGCTGGATTAAAAATGCGTTCGAATACGGTGCGTTGTTGTGCCTCTCGATATGGCTTGATATCAAAATATCTTCAATCCAATTAGCTCTGAAAATAGCGCAGTTACTTCTCGAAGAATATGGAGTCTATACCCTTGCTCAAGAACGTTTTAACTCTCTACCCTCAGACGTTCGTTACATCCTCACAGAATACGGCGTTACTTCTGGGCTTCGCATCATCTTTGATGCGTTCGCTACTTCTTTAGTCATGCGCTTCTTTAACTGGTGATTAAATGGCAACTTCATTTAGATATGGTCATGGCGGCTCTTACAAATCAGCGTGCGCCGTGTGGTTTGATTTACTTCCAGCACTTCGAGAAGGTCGCATCTGCATCACCAACATTCACGGTATGCAGCCCTTAGAAGTGATCGAGAAAAGGCTAGGAGAGAAGTTCCCTGATAGCGCTCGCCTTATTCGTATTAGTTCTCGCAATCCCGAAGGTTTTGAACTTTGGAAATACTTTTTTTGTTGGGCACCTATCGGCGCATTCATATTGATTGATGAGTGTCAGCAAATCTATTCGACGAATGCAGGCTTTAAGATGGCAAACATCCATAAGCGTCCGTTCTCTGATTTCGAATCGCAACTCCCTCAGGGCTTTTCTGAGCTATTTCATGCCCGTTGGTTAACGGTGGATACATCGACGTTAGACAATGGCGAGATAGACGACTGTCAACGCACCCGCTTTGATGAACAAGGTCGTATTATCTACCCTGAAAACTTTAACAATGCGTTCATGGAACACCGGCACTACAACTGGGATATTGTTTTGCTTACCCCTGATTTTGCTCAAATCCCCAAAGAACTAAAAGGCGTGGCGGAGCTGGCCAAGCAGCACAAAGGTAAAGACGGAATTTTTTTCTCTAACCGCAAACCTAGGATTTTGGAGCATGACCCGACCAGAACCGTGACAAAACCGAGTAAGGACGATGTGGTTTACAACTTAAAGGTTCCTCTCGATGTTCATTTGCTCTATGCATCAACCGTGACTGGGCAAATCACCAAAGCAGGGCTAGGGAAGAACATCTTCCTTAACCCTAAATTCTTAGCAGCTATGGCACTTGTCGTGCTTTCATTTGGGTATGTGATTTATGCGCTTATTGGTATGTTTTCTGATACTGAGGCGACGACTCAGGCAGGAACGCAGTCTCATCAAACTACGCAGCAAGCTGCGGTTTCGTCTTCTCAAAATCAAACAAGTACTAGTCAAACTTCTTCGACTGGTACTGTCATGGATTCTAGTCGTTCTGGCTGTTCGGGCGCTGGTTGCAGTGCTGGGTCTTATCATGACATAGGAACCGTTCCAGCTTGGTTCCCATTGGTTAACTCTGAAACGATCTATATTTCCGCTGTTGAGCGTTGGCACAAACCAACCTCAATACATGTCAATGTTCACTTTGAAGTGATCACACCAAGAGGAGTGACATACCTTGATGATGTCTTCCTAAACAAGCTTGGTATTCAAATGCAATATCTTGATGATTGCCTCGTGCAGCTATCAAGTGGAGAGTCAAATTTTTATGTGACGTGTTCGCCTTATGAGCAATACGCTCAAACCAAAGAGCCGTCAGACATTGAACTAACGCCAGTCGGCGGTCTTTTTTCAGGAGATGAAACTTAATGAACGAATACGTTACCCATGCTGAGCTTGTTGAGGCTATTGAACTGCTTACGCATATTTCGTTGTTAGACGCTTTTATTGCTGTCATGGTTTATGACTTGCTGCGTTATGGTATAAGTTGCTTGGTTGATTATTTAGATAGAAGGGAATTGAAATGATTGATTTGATTGTCGAGTATCGAGGTTTTTTATTGTTTGTTGGCTGTTGGGTTTTAGCTGTCGTTATCTATATTGCTCACAACCTTAAACCTACCGCACCTT